GTTCGCCGCGCCTGCTGCACCTGTGCCTGTTGTGCCTTGTACTCGCGGGTGAGTATAGTTTTCTCTGCACCCCATGCGCCCAAAGCTTCCACATAAGCGTCGTAGTCTTCAAACTGCTCAAGCGTGGGCTTGGGGGGCAAGCCGGGAGGGATGATTTCGCCCTGCGGCTGCTGCGGTTGATGCTGGATTTCGCCGGTTGCTACCTTGCGCCAGTATTCAGCTTCCTGTTCGGCCTGCCTGCGGGCGCGGGTAATCTCGTCAATCCGTTTCTGAACCTTGTTTTCTTTCTTCTCGGGTTCGGCGGCAGGATCAGCCGGGGGTGTTGCGGGGTCTGCGGGTGCCGGGTCCGCTCCTTCGGCAGTGTCAGCGGGTTCCGCCGCTGTCGGCTCTTGCGGTTCTACAGGGTCAAGCGTTACATCTTCCATTTTGTCACCCCTTGGGCGTATTTAACCCCGGCTGTACGGTGCCGGTGAACGTCTTTCTCATTAATTGTTGCGGTAGCATAAACACGGTGTTCTGTCAAGAACTATTCCGCCTGATAGTAAACCTTGTTGGATGCGGAGGAAGGTGCCGAAAACACCAGCGAGTTAACCCCGCTGCCAATGCGGTACTCCTGCACCGTGTTAGCGGCAATCGGCCACGCGCTACCGGTGCCGTTAATCTTGACGGTAACGGCCACGGAAGGCTGCACCCTTACGGCGTGGAGCGCAGAGGTGTCCAGCGTCATGTCGGTCTTGGTCGCTTCCAGCAGTCCAAAGGATGCGGGCATGAAGTCTTGCACAAGATTCTTCCCGGCGTCCTTGCCAATAACCCCCTGTGCCAGTGCCACACCGCAAGCCAGCAAAGCGCCGACACAGGTAAAAGCAATCACTCTTTTCATTGTTCCACTCCTTCGCCGCTCGGTTGCGGCTGCATACGTTGTTCTTCTTTGTCTATGGCGTCAAGCATCATCTGGTAGCCTTGCAACTGCGTCCCTGCTTCCTTCGCTTCGGCGTTGGCAACGTCCAGCATTGCGGAGGTCTTCACCTTGGAAATGTCGGCCTCCTTCTTCTTCATGTCCAGTATTGCCGCCATCATCTGCAACTGTTGCATCTGCTGCATTTGCGGGTCTGGTCCTTGCTGGCCAAGCACACCTTGCAACTCCTTGGCAATATCCGCCGCTTCGGGGAAGTCCATCAGCTTGAACAGGCGCGGGAGAATGATCGGCACGGCGGGCGGAGCTACCGGGGCAATCGCCGTGAGCACATCGGAAAGCACCTGCTGTGCCTCCTGGCGCTGCGTGGTGTATGCGGGGCCAAGGGTTGCGGTGATATCATATTTGCCCACGGTGATATCGTTGACAATGACGCGCTCACCCATTGGGCCTTGAATGACCTTGTTTATCTCGGCAAAGCTTTCTGTCTCGTCGGGGTTCATGAGTCTAAGCCCGCGCTCGGTGTCGTAGATGCGCGGTATCAGGTCAATCAGCACGCGATAGGACCATTGCACGGCGCGGGAAAGGTTGTCGTGGTATTCAAAGGTGCCGGTGTCGCTTTCTTCCTTGCGCTCCTTGATAGCAATGCCGGATTTCTCGTTGGAAGGAGCGCCCAGGCCGGCGCGGTAGATGCCGATGCAGTCTTCAAAATCCATGTTGGCTTGCTGCATGGTGGCGAGAAGCCCCGGCTGCTGCTGCACCGCTTCGGCACGGCGAGGAATGTTAGTGTTGCCCGTTTCGTCGTTGTAGACAAGATACGGATAAGGAATGAGGTGAGCGTTACGCCATTGCTGCTCATTACCTTTGAGCTGGCTCTTGCCAATCATCAGCGGTGATTTGGGCGATAGCGCGACAGCTTCGATGTTTGCCGATGCCACGTAGTTGTAAAGCCGCTGCGGGTCACGGGCGTCTCTTACAATCCCCTTCCATATGGTCTTGCCGTCAATCAGGAACTCTTCGGGGAAAACGGGGATGATCGGAATGTACCGTCCTGCCCACTCCTGCGGACCTTCCAGCGGCTCGTCCAGCCCGCATATCTTGCACCACATGATTTTGTGGCTCTTTACCTGCCGCTCCTTCACGATGCGCTGCGGCTGCATCTGCTCAGACATAAGCGTCTTGCGGTCAGTGGAGATAAAAAGCTTCATCTCCTTTTTCTCCTCGACCACGCGCCCGTCTTCCAAAAGGAGCAACGTCTTTGTCACCGGCTCCTTGTAGAAGTATTCCGCTACTCTGATACCATCATCGTCATACCAATCGGCTAGTTCATCCCCTTTGGCCCCGTCCTCAAACTGTGTCGCGTCTGCCTTGGGATACTGCGACTTAAACTCCTCCCGAGTCAGCGTTTCCACCACGAAGGCAAACTTCTCCTTGCCCTGGTAGGGAACACAGGAATGATCCATGTAGACGCTGAAGTGGTTGCGGATAGGCATGATGGTGATGTCTTGCTCAAACACATCGTCATCGGTGTAATCGTAGTGAACGCGCCAGTAACCGGGGAAGCCGCAAGAGGTGGCGTGCTTGAACGCGCTGTCGTAGGAGTAAGCCGCGTTGCTTACGTATTCAATGTTGCGAATGTGGCCCTCAAATATTTCTGCTATCTGCGCGTCCGCCTGAGAGTCAACGGGCCGCACCTTGACGCTCGGCCTGTTCTGGCGCTGGTCGCCGGTTACAGCACGGAGGAACTTCGGGAGTTTGTTCACCGTGAGCGTGGGGCGTCCGTTCCTCGCCTGTCTCGCGGTGTCTTCCCACTGTTCTTCGCCGCCTACCAGCATTTTGAGGTCAGTTACCGCTTCCTCGCGGCTTTCACTCTGCACCTCAGACACCTTGCGGAACCGCTCACGGGCCAGCGTTACAACAGCTTTGTGCGGGCTTTCCTTGGTCTTTTCCATGTCACATCCCCTGCCAGCTCATAGCCGGTTCGTAGTGGTCCTCTTCCTCATCTGTTTCTGGCGCGTATGTCATATCCAGCATCCGGCCCATGATAGAGCACACGTCAACGCCGTCATCCTCCGCGCCAGCGGGGAAGCGCAAAAGCTGATTCAGCAGCCTATGCGCCCAATCTCGATTAGCAGGAAGGTACACCTTGCCCATTGACGCCAATGCCTGGAAACCTCTGGCCCTGGTCGGCTTATCAACGGTGCTCGGCAACCATTCCAACCGGCAATAATCCCGCCTGTCCCTCATGCGCTGTAAAAGAAACGGTTCTATCGCCCGCTTGATCGGTCCCGCCTCGCCGCCCCATATCAGCGGCTTGTGCTGTCGCACCAAGTCAAGCTGAAACTCTATCCATACGTCAGAGGTTGTTTTGCCGTGCCACCAATCCAGCACGTAAAGATCGCCATTGGGGTCGATGCCAAAGACGCCGTGTTCGGTATTGTCGCCGCTTCCCTCTGTGACTGCGTAGTCGCTGGCCCCGTAAATGGTAAGGTGCTTCGGTGCCTTTTCGTACCACTGGAACCAATCGCGCTTGAAGTAGTCGCCCTCCTCAGACGCGGGTATCTGCTGGTACAATGCGCTCCATGTGCGCGGTATGCGCTTGAACGTGGCGAAATGCTCGGCACTGAACCATCCCGGCCAAAGGTACTCGCCTATCTTGCGCCCAACAGGATCATCTTCACGTTCACAAAGTGCCTGGATGCAGACCACGCGCCACACGTTACCGTCTCGGCATTTGATATCACCGCTTTCCCCATTCCAATCGCGGGGGAGGATGCGCCCCGCTAGATCATCTTCGTGCCAGCGGGTTTGAATGATTACCTGCCAACCACCGGGAATAAGACGGGTCAAAAGGTCGTCTTGATACGCCTGCCAAGTGCGGTCGCGAATAACTTCCGAGTCTGCGTCTTGCCGCCCTTTAATCGGGTCGTCAATGATAAGCCCATGAGCACGGTTACCAGTAATACCCGACAGGATACCGCCGCTCATAAACTCGGAGCCGTTGCTTAACGCCCATTCGTCGGCGGCAGACGTTGCCTTGCTGATATCGGCATCGAAGATCGGCCTGTATGCCGGTGATTGAACAATCTGCCGCGCCCTGCGCCCTAACCGCTTGGCAAGGTCGCTGCCGTAAGAGGCAAGAATGATCTTGGAGTTTGGCACTTTGCCAAGAAAGTACGTTGGGAACACAACAGACGCATAGGTTGACTTTGCGGACCCAGGCGGCATGAAGAACATAACGCGCTGAAGTTCTCCAGCAACAACAGCGTCCAAAGTGGAAAGGATTATCTCATGGTGCTTTGCTACGGTGGTTTCTATGGGGAGGAATAACCAAGCGTCCTCGTCGTTGTTGACAGGCGCGCCCGGTATCTCTATGGCGTTGGCGTAGGCAATCAGCCCTGTGCGGGCCTTGCGCCTACGGAGGATTTCACTTGCTGCTTCCTTGGATGACAGCAATCAGATCCTCCTCGGTCATTTCGTGCTTATGCTTGTGGACAACTTCTCCCTTGTGGTTTACGTCCTGTTCTAACTTGTCCCTGTAATCCGCATGATTCTTCAACCAGAAGATCGGCCCCGTTGCACTCTTGCCCGCAATAAGCTGTTCTTCCACATTCATTTCCACTTTTTGTTTAGCCCTTTTTATAATGCAAAGAAACTCATCTTTGGCTTCGTAGTTTCTAAGGGCTTGCGTGGTCATTCCAAGATGATAGGCCAACCCTGCAATAGTGTAAGGGCGGTCCTGATAACGGACATTCGACATGGTGACGTTGCCCGTCTCCTTGTCCGTCACCTCCGTGACTTTATCCACCCAGCAGGATTCAAAATACTCATCGACCTTGGCTTGTAAGTCTTGGGGTGTGGGGAATTTGGGAGGTCTCCCCCCCGGATGCTTCTGCCCCTGTTTCCCCTTGCCTTGCTTCATCACTACCTCTCCTGTAAAGGGCCGGTCTTTCCCGGCTGCCAGGCTAGGCGATGTGTTCCCAAGCCACTTTAAACCCAGTCATCCTAGATTCCTGCCCGCTGCACTGGTAGGTCGCGGGTTTGTTCCTCGGTTGATATCCCTGTGAGTCTCAGGGGCCACTTTTGCGGCACAAGCCCGATGCCAAAGCAGAGCGGGAACGCTGTTAAATTCTGCCGGTCTTCTACCGGCGATAGACGGCGCGGGAGCCGTGCTCTACCTTCGCCGCCGTGCTCCTTGACGCTGCGGCAAACCGGACCAGCGAGGAGCGCCCCAAGCTTGAGGAGGTTTGGCTTTCGGGCTTTGTTTGAGATTAGCACTAATGAGAAGTGGAGGCAAGATTTTTCTGTTGACAATTTTGGCGAGATTTGCTTACGAGGGGAAGGCCAGCCCCGACGCTCACACGAAGGGGCTTTTTCCATACGTGTCTGCGGCTATCTCTGCGAGGTTGACCCTGTACTTTGCTTCAAAACTTTTGCGCCCTATGCGGTGCAGCTCGGAGTGATGGCCGAATGGGTCGCATAGCGGCACGGTGTCGCTATCGTCGCATTTGGTCACCATCCCCCCGGTACTCACATGATGCGCGAAGCGTTGCCTTGCGTTGCATCCTGGGACACAACAGGGGAGGGTGCGGACGTGGGCAAGGTGCTTGGGGTTGCGGAGGGGGCGCGGCTTTGGCTGGTACGGGCCGGTCATTCCAACTCCTCTGGCGGAATTGGGTAATGAGATTTAAAAATCTTGTGCACAGCCGCCCTAGCATCCTCAACGCCCTGAATGTATCCAGCGCGGTAAGCATCTGTGAGGCACAAAGAGTGACGCTTATCCATAGGTATGCTTTCCAACCACTTTTCAAACTCTGTCATTACCCCTCCTTGATGGTGATCGGGCGGCCACAGTAGGGGCAGAACTTGTATTGCTGCCAACCCCCACACCCTGCTTTATTCGCCTTCCACTCGCACACCGTCTCCTTGGGCGAGGGGGAGGATGCGGCGGCGAGGATGGCTTCGGCAATCTCTTTCCCCACGCTGTCATCCCAATAGTCGGCAACGTACTTGGCCGCTATCCTCTCCGCCTCCCGCAGACCTTGGGCGCGGCCTGAGAGTTGACCGGCGTTCCAGCATTTGACCATGTGTGGATTCTTTTCCGCGTAACGCCGTGCCCCTTCCGGTGAACATCCGGTATCCGCCGCAAACCACTCCTCAAACTCACTCATTGTTCCCCCTTATCATGTACCGCCATACCTGCCTGTACATGTCGGCTATTTCTTCCCTTTCGTCCCATGCAGCCATGACCACGGAGTAGAGCAGCAAAAGCGGAGCACCTAGCAGCATCAAGCCCGCAGTCAGCCGCAGCAGTATCGGATGTTTCACCCAAAACGGTTTAAGGCTCATCACTCCTCCTCTCTGGCCTTGAGCATGGCGTCGGCAAACTTGTATGCGTTCACCGCATAAAGCGCCTCATCGGTGCTCCGGTCGTCTAAAGGTAGCGCGGAAAGTGACGCGATAATCCCCTGCAACGCCGCCATTGCAAATTGGTCGCGCAGGGACTCTTTGGCCTGCCGCAGTTCAACGCGGAGATTTCGGTTCTCTTCCATCAATGCCGACATCGGCGGCACGTAATCAGCGTGGGCCATTTTCTCTCCTCCTTCCCGCGCTTTGGGCGGGGTTAAATGGTCCCGTCAAAACTGTTATATTCGTCCACATGCTCGGCTCGGGTCATGCCAAAGTGTTGTTCTGCACAGGATTGACAGAACCAAAAACCGCAATAAAGACAACGGAATGCGTACTCGATAGAAACGACTTTACCGCACCGCTGGTGTCCCACCCCACTGGGCCTAGAAGGTTGCGTACCTTGGCAAGTTACCTGATAGCGCGGGACAGCAAGTAGTTTCGCCGATTTGACAATCTCAGCCAGTTCCTCTATCTGCACTCTTCGCCTACGATTGACCGCATACTCACTCACCCTACCTCCCTCCTCTCCTTGATGGGGAGAGATTTGATAGCATCCTCAAAATGATACCAAGTCTCATCGTAGCATCTGTGTGCCATATCTGCTTCCTCCATCAGCCGCTTCACCGTTGATAGCATGTCGGTCTGACCTGCGGCGTAGAGGTTTGCGGCAAGGTTGCGCGCATCCACCAAAGTCGGGCCAGGAGGATCGGGAAAGCCGAGGGCGATGAATATCTCCCGGTCATTCTCGACCCACGAATTAAGCCGCGAGTTTTCTTCGCGCAACTCCCCCACCCTCCCCACCAGCTCCTCCTGAGAGCATCCGAGAGTGGTGCAGAGGGAGGTGAGGAGGGATTCGGCGGCTTCGGCGCGAACCCTATAGGTATCCGCGGACTGAGCCATTCCCGTTGCCCGCTTCCTGGCTGCGTCAGTTAGCTGTCTTTCCTCCTCCAACTTGGCTAGGGCGGCGTCTTTCTCCGCCTCAACGCGGGAGAGGGTGGCGCGAAGTTGCCCATTCTCGGCCATAATGTCACAAATCGCGGCAACGGTTACGCTTTTCACTTCCCTTCCTCTGCCGACAGAGCGGCATCAGTCGAAACATCCAGCAAAATAGCTGCTTCTTCAATAAGCGCCTCGCATTGGCCACACTCTTCATAGTGACCCATGCCGTGATCGCCCAAATAGTGCTCGGCAGGTTCCATTTCAGCGACCTTAGCAACAAACCCCCTCAACCGCTCCACCTCCCTCTCCCCCGCCTCCTTAGCTGCGCGGAGTGAAGCGAGGTCGGCGGTGAGGCGGTCTGCTTCGTTTTTGATCATACCAAGTGTGCGGATTGAGCCAAAGTCTAAGTCTTCGTGATAAGCTATTTGATCACACCACCTTCTTATCTGGTTCCCCATCCCTCCTCCTTTCCCCGTCATTGCGGGGGCTAAACAATATATACCCTTTGGCAGCTTTCACACTGTCGCGGAGAAAATTCAGGGTGACCAGCCAACAGGATGATTTGCAATCTGCCCTTACAGGTCGGGCATTTTCCTAGATGGACCAACCGCTGTTGAAGTTGGCTCATCACTGAAAACCTTATGCGGTCAAAAACATGCGCGCATTCCATCCCCTTCCCTCCTATTCTGCGATGATGGGGGCGGCTAAACAAACCTGCCACCCCAAGCTTGTTGTAAGTGAATGCGAAGCGGGACGCACGGCAGCAGACATATCCATACCTTTGCGCCAAATAGTTCCTTGCTCCAAAAAACACCAAGCCAGAAATCTTCAAGCTTGAAGTCTATGGCAACTGACAATTTGCTGGAATACTCCACGCCGTCAGGAGTGAGTTGCTCCCACATGACACGGAACAACCGCAACCGCTTTACGCCCTTGTCCCACCTAAAAACACTTTTCCATCTCAGGTTATTCATCCCCTCCCCCTCTCGCTAAATTGGCCGCGTGGCCTTTTACCCTGCCGTCCGGTTGCACCAACGCCCCTGCGTGGCTTTTAGGTACCTTTTTGCTCGTTTACGGGCTTATTCCGTTTCACGTGGTCGATAACTTTTGACAGGTCACCGTTCCATTGACCGTTTCTTCCCCAGTACTCATCAAGCGCCCTCCGCACTATCTCTGATATCCCCCTGCCGGTGAGGGTGGACTCAGAGCGGAGCTTTTCGCGGTAGGGAAGGGGAAGATAGACTTGTTGCCGGTTCTCTTTCATGCTGCCCCCCGTTAGTGTTGTGTTGCCATTATACACACTCCCGCGCCCGTGTCAAGAGAGTTTGCCGGGTTTACTCAAACATAATAGTTTGATCCGGATCGGCGGCATGTGCAGCCTTACTTAGCCACCAGTCCATAGTCTCCTGCGCGTTGCGAAATATGATTTTGCGAGGCTCACCAGTCCTTTTGTTTGGCTGTTGAGTGGTAAGACACGATTTGGCAAATATCCGCATAAAACGGTCGTAGTATTTGGGGTACATCTCAAATTCTTTTTTCATTTGCTCGGGTCCGGCCTTTGGGCAACCGATGCACCCATACCTTTTCACCCCCCTGTCATATCCGGCACAATAAGGGATTTCCTCTTCCCTAATGTACTGCCACAACTCGTCATTGGTCCATTCAATGATAGGGTTGATATATGTCTTTGATACGTCCCTGTAACACTGCTCAACAGCCCTTCTACTTGACCGCTTAACACTTTCAGCCCACCTCACGCCTAGAATAATCCGCCGCCCTGAAGACACGGGCAAATTTTCTTTGAGGTATTGGCAGCAGTACGCAACTCCCCTTGTTGGCGGTACTCCTTTCTTGATTATTAGTTGCTCAATCGTTTCTAGCGGAGGATGCACAATTGTGTTAGGGAAGTTGGCACGACCAAAATAAACAAGCTCTGGTGCGTCTAACCCCGTGTGCGAATGGTGGCTTTCAAACTTTACACCCGCTTTTTTTGCTAATGCCTCTATCACGCACGAATCTTTGCCATAGGAGTTACACAGAATGTATCCCTCTGGCGGTTCGTACATTTGAAGCCGCTTTATTGCTATGTCCTCCAAATCAACCGCCCCAAACAAATCCTCTCTCATCAACATCTTCTCTCTCCTTACCCGACCCTGCCGGGTTTCGCCTTCTTCGCTGCTATCGCGGCGGATAGCTACAAACAACTCCCAGGTCGTTCTTTTTTTAGTTGAATGATCCCGGCTATAGTTTCTGCATCGCTCAACATATGGGCATCAACCTCTTCATGGGTCCATATGCGCCAACGGTTATTTGGGTCTTTTTCCCAAATTTCCCTAGCCTCTTCCTGTGAACACTCCCACACTTCATCCCCCAACAAATCCTTGGCAATCATAACATCTCCTTAATAGGGGCAAGGGGCGTCAGGGTCATTAACCCTTGGCCTGAATATCTGCTTTTTGCTGCTTGACCAAAAGCCTTCCTCTTTAATCAGTTGTGTCGGGCGGTTAAAGGTTACTGCAATGTCAATCTTGGCCGGTCCTTGCCGGTTTTTCTCGATGGTGATAACGTCTTGTGTCTCGCCGTTGCTTGTTTCGTCTTGCCAAAAAAGCATCATGGTATGCGCCTTTTGAGCCAGCCGGAAACACAACGCCAACTCAGCCTTTGTCGGCTTACCTTTTTTGTTCCCCTCCCGGTTGAGCTGCGCCAGGATAATGATATGCACGTTGTGAGTGCGGGCGCAGTCTACCAACCGCTGGCTGTATCGGGCATACATAGCCTCTTCGCTTTCGCGGTGTTTCACTTCCCCGCTAATTTCCCCGATGTAGTCCACCACGGCAAGCTTGATACCATGCTGAATGACATACTTGCTGATCGTGGCGCACACCTCGTCTATGTTGCGCGGGGAGTTGTCGGACATAAAAGCGTTCTTGCCTTGGTAAAGCTTCTGGAATTTGAAACATACGCTCTCATAAGCTAACCCAGACTCGACCTGCTTCATGTCGGCATTAGCCGTCATAGCGCACAGCCGGTCAAGGTTATCGTCTACATCGTTCTCATTACTCACGTAAAGGCTAGGCACGTTTGCCCTGACTGCGTTGTTGAATAGGTTGAGTGCAAGGCTTGTCTTCCCAAAACCTGTACCTGCGGCAATGACAGTAACACGTTTGCCCTTTAACCCCCTCACCTGTTCATCAGTCAGCCGGTAGCCGGTCAATATGCCGTCCACCTTACCCCTATCCTTGAACCGCTGTTGCTGACTTGCCGCCACTCGCAGGACAAGCTCATTGGCTCCGTATACCTTCTTGTCGCTAGATTTTAGCGTTATGCCGGCCGCAATCTCAGAAAGTTTGCCGCTTATTTCGGCGCTAGTCATAGTTCCTAGGGAGGCGGCAAGTTGGCGGCATTCCAAAATGGTACGGCGGCGATGAGAATGTTCGACTACCTTTGTAGCCCTCCATTTGATGTTAGCCGACATAAAGCCCAAATCCATACATTCGGCAAGAAGCGGAACAGGGGCTTTTGACCTTTCTGCCAGCATTCGCACATCAACCTGCTCCGCATTGGCAAAGCATTCACAAAAAGCACCATAGGCCGCTGCCAGTTCAACGCTGGTAAAATCCTCTGGAGAGAGGAAGCCCATCACCTCCACGGCACAATCAGCATCGTTCAACAAGTTGCCGATTATTTCTTTTTCGGCTGTTTCGTCAGCATAGGTCATAGGTCGTACCCCAAAGAGCGATAGTAGGCGATTTCCTTTTCGCCCTCATCGGTGGCTTTACCTTGATCCGTCTTTTGCGCCTGTTGGGTCCGCTCAAGCCGGGTCTTGCACCAGTTCAAAAACGCTGATATCGAAATGTTGGCGGAGGCAGCGGCAGCAAATGCCTCTTCTATGGCTTCAGGGGTAAATCGTTTTATGAAGTCTTGGAACACTGCCACTTGCCCACCGTTGACTACATTGACGCCAGCGTATTTTTGATAGAGAGCGGAAACATCTGAGACGCGCAGTAGTGGTTTTTCTTCTTCTTTCTTCTCTTTCTCTTCCTTCTTGTTTGTGTTCACTTGCTGTTCACTTGCTGTTCGGTTGCTGTTCACTTGCTGTTCAAGTTGCTGTTCAGTGTGTTGGTATTGTTGCCACTTAGTTATTGATATTACACGGTATTTTGAAAAAGTTTGCTGTTCAATCTGCTGTTCACTTTCGAACGATTTTAAAATTCGTTGGATCTTGGAACTTGAAATGCCGGTTTGCTCCGAAAGTTTGTCTCTACTGGTCAAAACTTGGCCGGGAAGAAGGACTATGTATTGGTTCGTTTTGTCCACCTTCAACCGCTTTTGGGTCCGGTTAACCGACATGAGCAGGTGAACCCAAAGGTGGACATACTCGGAATCTTTGTAGAAGGCGGATTGTTTAAGGCATCGGTGGAGCTTGATAAACCCTGTTGACATAATGCCGCTCCTGCTAAAATGCATCAAAATGCAAAACACCCTACCAAAGAGGGCCGTCTCTGGTAGGGTGTCCCGGTTCATGGCTGCGCCTTTCGGCTCAACCCTTCACCTAAGCTTCTATAGTAGCACACATCCGGCCCGATGTGGTCAACCTTGCTCATTTGTCCCGTGCATTGTATACGCTAATGAGGGTGAAAGCAAGGGAAATGCTAAAAGAGGTCCGGCTGTTGCCTCTTTTCTTCTAACGCTTTCCTAAGCTTTTCCTGATACTTAGATAACCCTGTCGGCCCATGCTCAGTACAATGACCCAATTTCTTGCCGGAAACCTTGTGCATTGTCACTCTGTTACAGGTATTGCAAAACTTACTTACCTGTGTCGTGTTCTTGCCGTAATGTTCACCGGACATTTACGCCTCCTGTCGCTGTTTCTTTATCTGGAGATATTTACCGTAAGCCTCACTTTTCGGCTGTGTCAGTCCTAACCCTTTGCACCACCAGTCGTTGCGAAGTAATACCTTACACAGCCGCCGCCAGCTCGGAGCCCAATGAGCATCTTCCAGTACTTTCGGAGCTTCATCAGGTATCCCGTCAACGTAACCGCGCCCCTTCCATCCAGAAATGAAGCCTTTGAAACGGGAAATGTAATGGTTGCGCGTCTTCTCGGGGAGTGTGGAAAGGAGCAGGTTGCAAAAGCTCTTCCATGTATGCCCGTCCGGTTTGGTGATCTTGTTGTAGCCGGTCACATTACCCGTTTCGTTGATGTAAAGCGCCCCGCTATTGGCCCCGTTGACGCGGCAAACGACCTTGTACCACGTCTCAGGCTCAAGGATATGGTAGAGCCACAAGCCGCGCCGTTGATCATCGCCGTAAGGCTGGCAAAGGCGCTGTTGAGCCAGAGGAACGCCCGCTTGGTGCATGAGATCGTAAATCCTGTTATGGCTCTTGCCGGTTTTGGCGTGATACGCCCAAATGTCGCTGGTTTTCCAATCGTAGATAGGATAGACGTTGTAAACCTCATCCACTATCTTAGTTGTCCACCGCTTCCCCTGGAACGTCTCTTTATTGTGAATGGCTATGGTACGGAAGCGGTTAAGGCTCTCGTCGGCACGGATACCGACAAAGGCCGCGCAAGGCTCCCCTTGGCTATACCATTCAGCAAAGAGGATTATAAACTCTTCAAACTCCATGCGCGGGGAAAAGAAAGGGAAAAAGGCGGGATCGGAAATAACACCGGGGAAGTCAGGCAGAGGGCGCACCCAATCCTTTTCACGCCCAGGCTCCCAACAGGTCCATGAAGGCTCGAAATTACTTACAGCGTTACGAAGGGCCATAGGCAGACAAATCCAGTAAAGGTCAATATGGTCCTGATACTGCTGGAACAGCTCTAAGGCGTGGTCAGAAGTGTGTTTGTACTGCGCCTCAAAGTCAATCAGCATCACACCAACCTTGCGCCCGCGTTGCTTTGCCTCCTCCATCACAAGGTGAAACATCACGGTGCTGTCTTTGCCACCGGAAAAAGAAATGAACATGCGGGAGAAATTGTCAAACGTGAAGGCTATGCGCTCTTTTGCCGCCGTTAACACGTCTATGTCGAGATAGCGTTTAGTTTTCATCAGTACAGGTTGGCCTCCGTCCTAGACTGTGCCTCTGACCATGATAATTCAGGATAGCCGTTGGCAACAAACCACTTATTCATGTAGCGCAAAGCTGCTTCATCTGCCGCCCGCTGTTGATCTGGAGTTAAGAGGTTGTAGCCGCCGCGAAACTTGGAGGGGACACCGGCATGGATGCAAACGGCGCTTTGCCCCATCCAGGCTATCCGGTTCATGCGGTCATTGGTAAGGTAGTGCTCACAAGAGTTTTTCCACTCGGTGATTACCCGTTCCATGCTGGCTTCAAAAAGCGGGATGTCGACTAGGAAGTCACGGTAAAATGCTTCGGCCTCTTCCCGCGTCATCTTGTCCGGCGGATTGTTTTCGTAGAAGCCAGCGGGGTAACACTCCCACTTGTCCCATGTGTGGTAGATGCGCTCCATTACGCGATATCCTCCTCGTCAAGCAAGTCAATGTCTTCATCCGAGAAGATTTCCGCATCCCAGGCTTTGCTGAACTCGGCATCACCAAAGACTTCCACCAGCCCCGACACTTGGCACAGGCGCAACACCTCATCCTCATCCATGCCAAGTTCCTTGCATATCTTGGCATCGGACCAGTTGCGCTTTTTGAGCTCTATCACGATGTCAGACATGGACTCCACTTTGTGTTTGCCACGCGCCCTGTTATGGCGAATAGTGGCCGCAATGCGGTCATTTTTGTCTGTGCGGTCTGCGTTGATGGTTACAACAGGAAGGTAGCCGAGAACGCGGGCTTTTACCTCTTCACACTCTTTTCCCACGCGGTTGCGGTGAAAACCATCAACTACTTCTCTGTGATCGTCAACGGGAAAGGTGACAATGGGTTGTGTGTATCCGTCAGCAAGGATAGAGGTTTTCAGTAACTCCATTTCGACCGGAGCGACGGAATTTGGGTTGTAGTCGTTAGCCTTAACGCTAGTGCCTTTGACCCAGATGACGCAATCGACAGGCTCGGTTTTAAAAGGCGAAATTTCGTGCAATGCCAGCTTGACCTTGTTGATGAAAGCAATCTTGCCCTCTTCGCTCATGCCCTTAATTGCACCGATAAGATGCTCTAAACTGGCGTCCGGACCTCCTTGATGTAGCTGAAATAGTGCCCGTACATCTTCTTTATCCCCCTCTTCCCATTGCAAGCTAAGCTGATGTTCCCCTTTGCTGCCTGTTTGAATTGCGTGTGCTCTCTGACCCATTCCGCCGCCCCCCTCAAATCGTCTGCAATATGAACTACCGTCCCGTTTAACTTTGAAATTTGCACCTTGCCACGCCAACAGGAGTTTTTATTTCCGGTCCTCAACTTAGCCTTGGCGCTCATCTTGGCCCGCGTTTCCTCATTGCACAAGCCAGTTTCCCATGCGTGTTGAGCGTTCTGCTTGGGCGTGCACCATTCAAGGTTTTCAGGCCGGTTGTCTGTTCTCACTCCGTTCAAGTGATTCACCACAAGGTCGGGTGCAAAACCGTCGCAAAAAGCTCTGGCAACAAGCCTATGCACCAATCCAATATGCGTCCTGTAGTAACCGTTGCTGATACGTGGAGACAGTAGCCTTACAATGGGATTACCTGAATTGCGCCATAAACTGCTTCTGCTGCGGTAGATTGCTCTAAGCCGCCCCTTGCTGCTAATCTCGTAGTCACTTTCTAAACCAACAACAGGCTTCCATACTTCTCCGGTCAAGTCTTCCATATACCCTCCTATCTGAAGCGCAAGCAGTATAACCCAAAACGCCGCTGCGCGTCAAGTAGGGTTTTAACGCACCGGCTGCGCGTCCCAATCCACCAGCCCCATCCCCTTCATATCAAAGTCGCGCCAGCCGCAGATCGGGCAATGTATCCCCGGAGGTATCGCCCCCACCTGTCCAGCCCTGTAGGTCTTGTGGTCGCACTTGCGGCAGCGCCCCGGCGTGTTGTAGGGGTAGTAAAATCTCAGGTCAATTTCTTCCTTTTTCATGCGCCTCCTCCATGAAGCACCCACGGCTTCAAATGTAGTCCATCCTCCACGCTAGGCGGTCTATACACCGCCGCCAATGCCTCTATCTCCTCCCGCGTCAAGCTGCGCGGCTCCGATGCCAGCGGGCGACCGGGGGAGAATGTCAGCCCTAATTGCCGGAAGCGCCAGCGGTCGTATTTCGCCTCCCTCTCCCGCGCCTCCGCGTCTATCCGCGCCTGTTCCTCGTCGGTCAATACCCCTTGTGTCGGCGTATGGGGGGTGAGTTGCTTCGGCCCGCTTCCCTTGTAAACCGCCATCTTTGCACGGCTCCGCTCGGCTTGCTTGTCCAGCCGTTGACGGCGGGCGGCTTCCTTACAGTCGGGGTGGTAGAACTTGGGGTGCCTCACTTCGCGCCCACAACCACAGCGGCAGGTAAACCCCTTCGCCGCCCGCAGCTCGGCCCGTTTAGCCTTCGCCTTGGCGTTACCCTTGGCGGTGGATTTAACGTTGTTCTCCTTCTCGACTATCTCCTGGCAGGGATCGCAGTATTTACGGCGCTTGGAAGGGGTAGGGCGCTTCTGGCAGCGGGCGCAGAGTTTCATGTCGCCTCCCCGTTTGGCCAATTAGCCTTGACCCGCTCCATCTCTAAAAGGTCGTGCTCGGTGATTTCATCAAAGAAGTTATCGGTGCTGTTTTGAACCTGACATAAATATCTGTCGCAGTAGGTTATGAAATCCTCACCTACCACGCCCACAAACGTTTCGTTCGCCACCTCAAGCTTCTCCTGCATGGCCCTGATAGCGTTATCCCGGCGCGTCTTGGGTATCGCCGTGCGGCGAAGGTCGATAAGCAGCGTCTCTATCAGCGCCAGGATGGTGATTGATCGGGCGTCCTCCTTATTCAGCATCACTTGTGTCATGTCCGTTCCTCTCCGCAAGCCAGCACCTCCAGCACAGGAAAGCACTAGCGGCCCCGCTCGCTCCGTTCCATTGAAATACCGCCGTGGCTAACTCCCGCCCACAGCGGCAAGCGGGAGGGGTGTATGGGGTGCGGAAACCGCTCATGCCTTTTTCTTCGCGTGGTACAGCGCAAACAACGCGTTGATAGCTATTTGTGCGTAGTGATACACACCCCCGTCTTGCTCATTGATGGACAAAGGGTCATTACCCGCCGCTTGAATGTGGCGCAGCATAGCGGCTCTAAACCTGCGCTGCGCGTTAGGGCCAAAATCCTTTTTCCAGTTTTCGTAGGTGTACCGCTGCTCGCCAAGGATAAGAACGGGAATCAAAGGCTCTATCAGATCCATATCCAACAGGCTCCAGTCAAGCTTGCTAGCGTCGTGTTTAGTCCCCTCGCTCACTCTTCCTCTCCTTTCAATCTGGCTTCCATTTTATTCAGGCGATCCCACACCTTCACGTTTTCCTTGTAAGACAAAAGTCCGTGAAGAAAAAGCATTTGGCGGCAACGCTTCACCCTCTCGTAGAGGGTTTCGGCTTCCCATTCCTGCACCATGCGCTTAGGCATTACTTCCTCCTCACTTCGATAATTTTGATCCCACATGCCAGCCAAGGCCGCGAAGGTAATCAAGCGACTCATTTGCGCCGTGGGCAATGTGGGTCAGCCAACCCTTGCGGTTGAGCCGGTCAAGAAATTCCTGTTGTGCGTCCGATACCGTCCCACCCTTAGTTCGCTTCAACTCCAAAGCTACCCCTTTGGCGCAGGGGTGAAGCGGGGGGGCGTCAAAGATGATGAAATCTGAAACACCGGGGAGCATCCCCATAGCCTTTAGCCGCGCACCTGTCGATGCCTTGCGGCGGCCCTCGTTTGGCACATGCATCCAAAACAAGCCTAGAAGGTCGAGGTACTGAGCCACCGCCATGTGGTCAACCTCTTCGCGGGGGTTAAAGCCCTTGCTCTCTATGAGTCGCTGAAAGGCGTCCTTCCCCTGACGCGATTGGTAGGCGGCTAGCTCCGCTTCGCTCATCCTCACTTCGTCCTCCTTGCGCCCTCTCGCGCCATTTCCTTCCAATTAACGTTCCCGCCGTCTATGTCACCGGCCAGCGACCAGAGCCAGCAAGATAAGAGAATGGCGGCGATGAATAGTAGACAGTTGCGGGTGATGTGCCGGTGATCGCGGCGGACACGGGATGGTTGCCACGTCATACGTTTTTCCCCCCTTCATTCCAAGGCCACCATGCGGGGCGGGTGGTGCTCGCTTTGCACATGGGCGGCTTCTTTAACTCGCGCTGGCACTGCTTGCAGTAAAATGTGTCCGTCTCATTCTTCCGGCAGCGTGGGCAAAGTTTCATTTCCCCTCCTGGCGCAGCCGCTGGTCGATTTCATCCAGCACCGCCGACAGCTCATCGCAAGCAACCATCTGGCACTTGATGGACTTTCTCTCGCAACCGGCGCAGGTGCGGTAGGCTCTCACCTTGGCCGCTTCATTAGGCCAATGGGTATCAAGGCACGTTTCGCAGATGCCCGAAGTCTCCCCCGCCTCATCCCCCCGATGCCCTAGCAGCGCGTTGCAGTCGTCATACATGCAGCGTATTTCCATAACAGCCTCCCTGTAATGAAACGCCGGTAGATTGGATATCATGAGAAAGGTATCGCACGATAACCGGGGGCTGTCAAGCTAAAAAAATATGCGCGTGAATATTTTTTTAGATACCTAAATAAATAGTTGCAATGGGCGGAGAAAGGGGTTAAGCTTGCCTTGAATTTGACAACACCCGCAGAAGTGGAGGCACTATGAAGCTATCTAGGCTGGCAGCAAAACGAAGAGAAAAGCAATGGTCAATGGAAAAGCTCGCGGTTAAATCCGAGTGCTCATTGTCCACTATCTACAGGCTGGAACGTGACGGGGAGTGTACGGAGCATACCGGCAACCGGATCGCCAGGGCGCTAGGGTGCAAGGTGGAGGATTTAACCACGAAGGAGGGGAACAATGGTTAGGAAACTGTATTGGGGAGCGGTCAACGGAGGATTGTTCGCAGGGGCATATTACGGCTTCTTTCGCGGTGTGGATTGGGCGTCTAACATCACTGTGTTTTTCCTTTGGGTCAATATTGTCATGTTGACGTTTTTCGCCCTCAACACAGAGATAAAGAAAATCGCCAAGAAGAAAGGGCGCAGCGTTCCCCGTTGGCTTTCCGTAGCATCCGATATTGCCATGATCGCCATTCTTGCCGCCGTGGGCCGGTTCTTTTTGGCGGGGGCGCAGTTCTGGCAAATGATGTGCGAGGCGGCGATATTTGATGGGAAGGAGGAAACGCCATGACACCGCAAGAGCTACGGCAAGCCATCAAGCGGTTCTATCCCGGCAAATGGGTATCGGTGATAATCACCTGCTGCCACGACCACGAGGAAGTGTACGCCGCCTATGTCTACCCTGACAACCGGCTGAGCAAGGTGGTGGCGAAGGGTTACGGGCTTTCTGCGAAGGAGTGCCTTGATAACATGAAGGAGGTGGAGTGATGCAAATAACGGTTGCGTGTGCTGCTCTTTCAAAACGTATCTACGCTGGACGACTCAACAAGGCGCGTACTGCGTTCACCAGCAAGCAGGATGTTACTAGCGACGTTCTCAAGTCTATCATTGACAAAGTGGGCGTGGGGAATGTTGAAACAGTAACCGTTGACGGCAAGCCAAAGTATGAAATTGAAATAAGGGAGGCCGACAATGGGCAAGCTCAAGGGTGACACCCCCCTCCCCTCCCCCCGTATGCAGATAGGCCGGTTCATGCTGGTGCATACGGCGCAAGGGCGGATCGGGATAAAGGATTGCCACAGCGGGGAAATGGGGGTGTTTGATGTGGGGGAGTTTGAGGCGGCGGTAACTAACTTTGTTCAAGGAGAGTGCAGATGAAAACAGCGGTGCTGTACCACAATGACGCAGATGGTTTTGGGGCTGCTTATGCCTGTTGGGAGGGGCTGTGCGGTCACATGACGGATGTAAATTTCATACCCGTGCAGTATGGTCAACCAGTGCCTGACTTGCCCGATGCCCTTAACAGCCTTTTTATCGTGGATTTTTCCTATGACCGCAATACGTGCGAGTTGTTGGCCGCAAAGGTACAAGGCAACATCACAATCCTTGACCACCACAAAACAGCGATGGGCGAGCTTGCAGGACTTCCCTACGCAGTTTTTGACAGCACCAAGTCAGGGGCGATTATGGCGTGGGAGTGGTTTTTTGGTGATGCAACCCCACCGGCTATTCTCCGATACGTGCAGGACCGTGACCTTTGGACGTGGGCGCTTCCAGCCAGCCGGGAGGTTAACGCCTACATTGCCACACTCCCGAAAGATTTTGAGGAATGGAAAATGTTCAGTCTTGACACTGCGCTGTCCGCTGGTGCGGCAATAATCGCGTTTCAGGACAAGCAAATAAGCGGGGCGCAGAAAGACGTGAGGATGGGGGTTGTTGCGGGGTACGAGGTGCCTTTGCTCAACTGCACCGCCAATGTCAGCGAGGTTGGTAACGAGCTATGTAAGGTCTACCCTGATGCTCCTTTCAGCGTCTCATACTGTGACCGCGCAGACGGCAAACGGTCTTACTCCCTTCGTTCCATTGGCAGTTTTGACGTATCCGAAATTGCTAAGAAGTATGGCGGGGGCGGGCATAAAAACGCAGCGGGCTTCACCATTGATGCCCCGCAAGTGGTGCTGCTATGACCACCCACACCGTAGAACTCCGCCTCCCCTCCGGTGCCTGTTTCCGCCGCTCCCCTTTTATGCCGCTGGCCCAGGCTGAAGAACTGGCCAAGAGGTACGCGGGGGCAGAGACGTTTACAGCGGTAGTGGTGGAGGCAGGGAAGTATCAAGAGGCGGCGAAGAGGGCGGGGGAGGTGTTGAGGCATAGCGGCGCAGGGCGGCATTTCACATTTGGTACTTAGGCTGAAGCGCCACTTTTCCAGTGTATAAGATAGAAGAGAAGGCACCCCTCGCAAAAACAGCAAGATAGTACTCTTTTTTTATCAACCGTGCGATTTTTCTGTATCACCGGTGATAAAAGATATTGCACGGCAGATACGCCTGTGATACCTTTCCACATGCGCAATTCACGAAAGATTTACCGCTATTCCGGCACTAAAGAGACTGTTGATATCAAGACCGGCGAAGTTGAACGCGCCGTTCTGGTCAAGCAGAAGATTCAAGACGTTAACTTTGTAAAGATTTTTCTACCTGAAAGGGGATATCGTATGTATCCAAAGGAAATGAACCAATCGGCTAGGGACTTGCTGGACTACCTGAAAGTAGTCATGGACAAGCAGAACGTAGCCATTGCCCCGGTTGCGGAAATCCAAGAGCGCATGGATATGTCAACGGCATCCATTGCGAGGGCCAAAGCGCAGCTTATGGAAATGGACTACATCAGACAGAGGACGCCTCATGTTTACATGGTAAACCCAGGCTATGCTTGCAAGGCGGCGGGGGATGACCGGCAAGCGGTGTATGAGGCATACTCACTGCTTAACAAGAAGGCGAAGTAGCGGCGGTTTTGTGATCGGTGCGGATATCAGGGGGAGAGGTGAGATGATTGACTTTGCAAAGCTAAGAGAACCATTCCCGGCTAGCGACGTGGAGTGGCGGCTGCAAGAGTGCGGTAAAACAAAGGACGGCAAGATATGGGCCATGTGCCTTGCCTACATCACTAACCGCGCTATCATGCAGCGGCTTGACGACGTGTGCAGCCCTGAAAACTGGAAGAACGAATACCACGCGGGGCCACAGGGCGGGGTGATTTGCGGCTTGTCCATCCGGTGCGGTGACGAGTGGGTCACAAAGTGGGACGGGGCCGACAATACCCAAGTTGAGGCGACGAAGGGCGGCTTGTCCGATGCCATGAAACGCGCCGGGGTACAGTGGGGCATTGGCCGTTACCTCTACAACCTAGAGGCGGGTTTTGCCACCATTGCCGACAACGGCGAGTACCGGGGCAAGACTAAGGACAATACCTATTTCAAGTGGAATCCGCCTAAATTGCCAGCGTGGGCTTTGCCTCAACCGGCATCAAACACGCAGCATCAACAGCCTGAGCAACCCCGCCCGCAAGCGGCCAAATCCGGCGCACAGGGGGCGAAGGGGGGAGAGGGTAGCCATACCCCTGCACTTTCGGAGGATCAGGCCAAATACTTCCCCCGCGTCAAAGCCGCCCTAGATACTCTCTTCGGCAGCGATGTAGCCGCCAAGAAGCAGGAGATAGCGGCGTTGACCACGTTCAAGGGGCGGGATGGCAACATGGTGGAAGGGAAGGAGGATTACCGCAAGATGGACGGCAAGCAGCTACAGGTGCTTTGCCACAAGCTGGAGTCTGCCGTGAAGCAAGCGGAGAAGAACACCGAAATGTGCTCAGAGTGCCGGGAGACAGGCGGCAACCATGCGCCGAGCTGCCCATTGGCAGCGCCGCCGTATTAACAGCCGAGAGGCAGGGAGGGAAGAGTGAAGAAGGAAGTACAGCGGCTAGTGAAGTTGGCGGAAAGGCTTGAATTGAACGAGCGCAAAATGCAAGTCCTTTATGGCAGTGCCGTTAAAGGCAGTGAACGTTATACCGACATGCTTGACGCAAAAGCTATCCGGTCAGTGCTTGCCGCACTGGAAGCCAATAACGTGCAATGGGAAGGTTGCAAAACAGCAGGAAGAAAATGGACCACCTTTACAGAAAAGTAGTTAGGAAGGTTGCAACTCCTCAATAACCACCGGGCTTTTCCCCCACGCCATCCACCCGAAAGCTCGCACGGCAGCATAGGCGGCATTGCGCTTCCACTTGGTAATGCCGTCTGCTTTCATGTCCTCTAGGAATTGCTTATCGGCTGCGGCGCGAGAGCCAGTGGCAAGGCGGTACGAATAGTCGTGCACCAGAGGGCCAACGTCGCCTAACTCAGTTGGGGAAATAAGCCACCAGAGGGCGCGGGGGATGCTGGCGAAGTCGAACACAAACCCCGCTGGCACCTCGCGGAACTTCTTAAGGAGTATCCACTTGTCAGGGTCTTTCGGGTGCTGCATTATCTGCGGCTGATTCACAACGATTGGCGTCATTAGCGGCCTCCTTGAGGACATTGCAATGTTTCAGGACTGACTGTGCAGCGCAGCGGGTGGTGTTGTGGTGCAAGCAAATTGCCCCGGCATAGGTACAATAGGTGCCTTCTTCCATACAGCCCCCTTTTTGTTGACAACCTGCAATCATTTCCCTATACTGCTTTGAGCATATCCGCTTCCCACGTCATGCAATTCGCCCCCTCTCTCCGGGGGCATTTTTTATTTTTCAACCAACTCCTTCGCCCTCATCACCGCCGCCCCCGCCGCGCCAAATACCTGCCCTGCCGGTCCACGGTTGTCAACGGTTATCTTCACCGCACCATCGTCGTAATCTACTTTCCCGTCTGACTGACAGCGTACTTTGTAAATCTTGCCGTCTGGAAGGAGTACGGAGGATTCCCTGGTGCCTAGGCCGATACAGCCGGTAAGAAACAACAATGCCAGCACGCTAAACGATTTCAATGCGGCCCTCGCGCCATGCGGCTTGCTGCTGCTTCCACTTGGGGTGCTCTATGTGGGGGTAGTCTATGAGAGTACGCCAGCCCCCTCCCCAGGTAAGCCCCAACTCTTCGGCAATCTTCCCCATGGTCTTGAACAGATCCACCTTTGCCCCCCAATCAAAATCACCGTTGGCCTTGAGGGGCCAGAGGTCCACGGCATAACCGAAGTTATGCGCGGATTGCCCCGGCTTGGCGTTGCTGACTACCTTTCCCGGCTTGGTCCTTCCTTGCGAATAAATCGCCCGCTGTTCAGCCATAGTGCGCCGTGCATCCGAGATAGCCCACTTGCGGTTAGTGGCGGCTTCCGTCTTGGCTAGCAGTTCTTCCACTATCGGCTTGAAATCTGCCTCTAAGGTATCAATGCGCTTTGTCATAGGTTGCCCTCGCTGGTGAGTGTAGGCGTCTGATATGCTATTGCTGCTCCGGTCACGGTGGCATTGGCTGCGCTGTCGATAGTGACCGCCGTGCCTACAATCTTCGTTATTCGCTTCACCCCTGAGACACCCGCAATGGTGATATACATGCCATACGCTAGCCCGCTGGCATCGTTGACGACAAGGGCGGTCGTGCCGGTGGTAATGTTGCCCGTGGTCGCGGAAAGGGTGCCAAACGTCCCGGCAACGGTGGTTACCCAGGCTTTAGGCTGACCCACTGCGGGCGTGGCGTTGACGTACCTAACGCCTAGGTCATGCGTCCCAACAGAGGGGACGGCAACGGCAAGCCTGCCCATTGGCACGGGTGTTGCCCCCGTGGTCACAGTAGGCGCGTTGGCGTCATTGGTGTAGAGCGCGAAGGCGTTAATAACCGCGTTGGCACTTCCGCCCGCTACACCTACCCATATGGACTTAACATCGCTTCCCACGGTGAACCGCTGCGGGGTCAGGGAATCGGAGCCGGTCTGATACACTCCCCCATGGTTAGCCGAGTACGAGAACGCCGCCCCGGTCACGCCTACAACGTAGGGATGCCCGCCGCCTGAACTGGTGAGCAAAGCGCCGTTGCTGTCGTAGCAGGCGACAACCACGCGGCCCCCTGCGGTGCCGGTGCGAGAAAGGAGGAATGACTTGACCGTGGAGGTATCCACCTTCACCCCCACGGGGCGGGTTGATATTTCTATGCTGTCGTTTTTGAGCGTGAGGGTTGCCGTGGTGTTGCCAATGTTCCCATTGGTGTTGTAGCTCATCCCTTGGGTGTAATACGTCCCGGCTCCGTTGTAGACGTTGGTTATTCCTGCTAAGTCTCTTGCCACAAAGACAGGCTTGTTGTAAGCCAGCCGTGCCATTTCGGTTGACGTGTAAACGTAGTTGTCGCTGGAACTGGATGTGTTGCTGTATGCAGTGGAAGTGGCTATGTCGTAGCCCATCACCACCGTGTTAGCGGCGGAGGCGTTCTGGAACTTGGCAACAAGGTCATTGCCTTCGCTGCGACATCCATGGACGTAGTTGCTTACGCCATGGACGACAGTGAAGCCGGTGGAAGTTTTGCTAAGTCCAAGTTCAAAGTTGGGGTTATAAAAATGGTTATTGTTGTTGCTGAGATACGACCCGTCATCGGACGTGATGGTGATCCCGTTCCGGTTGGAGTCGGTGATGCCGGTCAGCACCCAGAAACGCCCGCCATACCAATTGTTTTGATTGACGTAGCCGGAATTTTCGTTAGAAAGGACAACCTCGTAGGCCGCATGGCCCATATCCCCAAGAACAATTTCGCTGTACTGGAAGCCAGCCCCCGAACCGAACGCCTTGAGGTTGATCCCGCCAAAGCGGGTAACCTGCTTGATGCTGACATTGGCGGAACTGCAATTGTAGAGCAGAAGGCCGACATGGGAGGTATCGCCCCAGGTGCCGAGATTGGTGCGGGTAATGTCGATCCCTTCCAGCTTCACGCCGCCGTTGGACACCCCCGCGCTGCCTACCGTCATCCCTACAAGCGCCGTTCCCGATGCGGCGGTGATGGTCACCCCGTTCTCCATCTTTACGTCGACCCCGGCAGGGATTGCCAGCGCAATGGAGCTGTAATACCTGTCATTCCCGGCAGGGAATAGAAGCCGCTTACAACTCGCCGCCGCCGCGTTGATTGCCGCACCGCTGTCGGTAGACACCCCCACGGCCCCGCCGAAAAGCTCAGGGGTCGCGGTTTTCAGGCCGGTGATGGTGTAGCTGCCACGGATGATTTTTGCCCCGTTGTAACTCACTAGGTCGATGTTGGCCGGGACGACCACGTTAGCCGTAAGGGGAATGTCAGCCCCAAATTGCAAAGTTGCCTTAGTGGAGCCAATGGCGGTTATCGCGGCGGAAAGGGAGTCGTAATCCGCCAGGTCGTAGGAGTAGCCCGAAGCGTCCTTGAACGCCTGATAATCCCGGTCGTACTTGGTGACTCCCGCCGAGTCCTTGACGACCATGCGATACAGCCCATCCCCGTAGAGTTGCGCGGTGCCGTTGGCATCAAGGGTGTAGGGGTTTGCGGCCTCTTGCGTCTTCCCCCTGTCGGTCCATATGGTCTTGTTTATCTCCGTCCCTGCGGCAAAAAACTCCACGGTGCCGCCTGAAAGCACCACACCGGAGGCGCGCACCTGAGAGAGCAAAAATTGAATGGATTGGGCATTTGTTGCCATGCGGCCTCCTGAGAGCGCCCCGGCTGTTACACCGGGGCCATGAGATTAGACTTTCCACCAGCCGTAAGTCGAGCCTGTAGCGGGGGGGGTGATGGTAAGGGTGTCACCCGATGCCAGGGTTTTGGTCGCGTCGAAAAGGACGTAACAGGCGAGGGGATCGGCGGTCGGGGACGCAACGGTGTCGTCATAGATAACCATGCCGATTGCGGTAACTGCGCCGGTAGCCGTGAATGTCACAGGTGCGGAGGTGAAGTATGGCGCGTTGTTGGTGTCGTCCTGGTTGACGGAGGTGGAGGTGAGGGTTTCCACGCCGCTGTTTTGCAGGTTGCTGGTTATATAGGTAATGTTAGCCAGCCCGTAATCGTCGTCAATGTTCTGGGTGAAACCGGTAGTGACGAGGACCGCCTTAAAGGTGTCCGTGCGACAGTTGGCGTAACCGCCAAGGGTCAGGTACTTGAAGTTGTTCCACATGGTATTGCTTTGTGCTGTTGCCATTTGAGGCTCCTTTGTGGCGGGTGTTCTCCCGCAATGGAATTAAATGTCATGCTACTAGCGTTTGGAGCGAAGTTTCAAACCACTCCGCCCCGTCCCATACGTAAAGCTGCAACGCCGGGGCGCGTATAGGAGGGTCGGTGATTTCGGGTCGCACACCTTCTAACGGCATTTCGGCAACCACGGCAGTTTGAGTGCGTACCGCTACCACGACAGGGACAACGCCGGTAATGGTCATGTTGGCCGTTACAGCGGTCACAAGGTAGGCATGTTTGTCCGAGACAAAAGGGACTCCGCCTGCAATGGTCATGTTGCCCACAACAGAAGTTACGCGCTTTGCGCTAGTTGCGGCAGGTATGACACCTGTTAAGGGGATACTGCCTACTGCGGAGGTGACGGTTTTAGATACTGTAATGGTAGGGACAACACCTACAAATGACATAGGCGCAACAACAGCGGCCACTTCGTAGTCAGTTTGCAGATCCACCACCAACCCCTCACTCTGAGCCGACTCCACGCCGTCCACCATCGCGGAGACGGCCCATGTGTCGCCAGAGGTGACGCCGGTAATCGGGATGCTGGTAGTGACAAAACTGGTATCAGCATCCGGCCAGCGGGAGAACTCGGATTCCCCGACCTGCTTGCGCCAAACGTAGTAGGCGGTAGCGGTTGGAACGCCGGCATTGCTGAAGGACAGCGTAAACGAATTTGCGGCCTTGTTGCTGGCATTCAGTGCAAAAGGATAAGGAGGAGGAGCAAAATACACCTCAAACCCTACGAATGTAGACGGGGCATCGGGCAATTTGTTGGCGTACACAGGATCGTTGAATGCCGTGGCTGCAACGGGAGTGCCGTCATACTGCAAAAGCACTTCGGCTTGAACGTCTGACGCCAGAATGTCGGTTATTGCAACGGTGCGGTCCAGCACCCCCGTCATATCTGAATAGTCGGTTATCGCCGTTCCCGCAGCGAGTAAACGCGCCTTTGCTGTGCCGTGCTGCGGCAGTCCCTGAAAGGAATACCCTTTGACGCGAATCGTGCCGCCCTGGTCAATGGGGAGGGTTTTGGCCGTTATCGGGGCTGTGTTGGTGTACGTGCCGG